AACATAGTAGCGTTACCTAACAATCGGGTTCGGGTTACGCACCCTGCGTGGTTTGAGGTGGGCGAAGGCGCACCAGATTTTAGACCAAATCAATATACTTTTCATTCTAAACAGAACCATGAATACGTTTCGGATACCCAACGTGTTTTTAATAATTTATATAAAGAGGAGCAAGAAGATGACTAACAAAAGAAGTTTAGACACTCTCGGAAGAAAAAGAGAAATGCACGAAAAACGTCGAGATAAATATAGAGATCGTGGAACATCAGGAACAGCCCAGTCAATGAAAGAATATAAGAAAATAGAGGACGCTTATGGGAAAGATGTAGGTTTAAAAATGCGGTATGGCAAAGATGCTCCTAAATCAAGAAGTTTTGGTATAGACCCTACTGTGGCTAAAGATATGAATCTTTCTGGGAAACTCGATATGTCAAAAAGAGAGTTACAAGAAAAATTTGGTAAAAAAGCAGGTAAAATGATTAAAAAGAAAAGTTACGCTGCTGGTAAAATGGTTAAGAAGAAAATGATGTCTAAGGGTAAACTTGTCGGAGGTCAGGCTAAACTAGATAAGAACAGCGACGGAAAGATATCTGGTGAAGATTTTAAGCTGATGTACGGTGGTGGTATGACCAAGAAGAAGATGATGGCAGGTGGCGGTGTCAAGAAGAAAATGATGGCTAAAGGCGGAGCCACGGGCGGAAAGAAGAAAGCCAAAGTAAGAGGCGCAGGTATAGCACGAAAAGGTGTAAGACCAGCAAAGATGAGATAGAGACATGATGCGTAGATACTATAAAAAAGGGGGCAAAATATGCCCATCAGGTAAAGCTTGGGCTAAACGTACATTTGATACGTACCCAAGCGCCTACGCTAACATGGCTGCTTCTAAGTATTGTAAAGATCCAAGCTATGCTAAAGGTAGTAAAAGAAAGAAGAAGTAATGGGCGCTTTAAAAGACTGGGTAAAACAGGACTGGGTTCGTATCGGCACTGATGGTAAAATAAAAGGTAAGTGCGGTACATCTAAGGATAAAAAGAACCCAGATAGGTGTTTACCACGTAGTAAAGCTAGCAGTCTTAGTCAATCTCAACGAGCCACCACAGCTAAGAAAAAGAAGCGTGAAGGCGCAAAAGGTAAAACTGTGGTAAAAAATACTAAACCTGCTACAGTAAAATTACGAACTGGCGGACTTGCAAGGAGAAGAAGACATGGATGATAAAGAACAGCAAATACGTAACGAGTATTTTGATGATGACGCTATTCAGAATATTATGAGTCTTCAACAATATGCTAAGTCTAAAGGTGTCACAATCGCACCTGAAAAGAAAAAAGGTGGGGCTATCAAGCTAAAAGGCGGTGGACTTGCTCGACGTAAAAGAAGTGTAGCACGAGGATGTGGCGCTATAATGGAAAACAGACGAAAGAAAACGCAGTATATTTAGGAGGTAGTATGGAACTTATACAGAATGGTACGTTTGCGACAGGGGAACCTGTGTACCAAATAGCAGAGAAGAATAGTGACGGTACATATAATACCGTTGTACCTGACCCGATGACAAAAGAAGAAGCGGAAGCTAGGTTAAAGTCCATGGGAGGTACAGTGGTGTCTGAGGATGCGCCTAGCTACGAATCTATGTCCAAAACCGAGTTAGAGTCAATGATGAGAGATCATGGTGTAGAGTTGGACAGACGAAAATCTAAAAGCGCTCTTCTAAAAGAAGTTGATGAATATTTTAAATCGGTCTTACATACACCTAGTAAGGAATAATAATGGCAACATCGGGTACAACAGCCTTTGACATGGACTTTACGGAGATCGCTGAAGAAGCGTGGGAACGTGCAGGACGTGAAATGCGTTCGGGGTATGATTTAAGAACTGCTCGTAGGTCTATGAATTTATTGACTATTGAGTGGCAAAACCGAGGTATAAATCTGTGGACAATAGACAGTAGCACTCAAACACTCACAGCAGGAACATCTCAATATACTCTACCTGCGGATACTATAGATTTGTTAGACCAAGTTATACGTACTAATGCAGGTAATAGTTCTACACAATCAGATCTTACCATAAGTCGTATTGGTGTGACTACCTACGCTTCCATTCCTAATAAGTTAACACAAGGTAGACCTATACAGGTGTGGATAGAACGATTACGCGATGCCCCACGTATAAACCTATGGCCCGTACCTGACAGCTCTACTACTTACACGTTTGTGTATTGGCGTTTACGTCGAGTAGAAGACGCAGGTAATGGGGTAGAGACAGCTGATATGAACTTTAGATTTTTACCTTGTCTGGTAGCAGGGCTTGCTTATAATATAGCCATGAAGACACCTGAGTTAGCTCCAAGGATAACCATGCTAAAAGCAGATTATGAAGAACAATACAATTTAGCCGCAGGTGAAGATAGAGAGAAAATCTCTGAACGGTTTATACCACGAGTAGGGAGGATCTAGTGGCAGGTCCTTTTGCATCATCTAGAAAAGTAATAGCAGAATGTGATATTTGTGGGTTCCGTTACAAACTTAGAGAGCTAAAGAATATAATTACCAGGGGTCGAGACACCAATATAAAAGCGTGTCCAGACTGTTTTAGTCCAGATCACCCACAGAATAAACAAGGGTTATACCCTGTCAGAGATCCACAAGCTGTACGTGACCCTAGACCTGATTTTGTAGGCTACGATCAAAGTAGAAATTATCAGTGGGGTTGGAATCCTGTAGGTAATGGTAAAAATAATTATGGTTTGCAGCCAAATAATTTAGAGGCTACAAGTGCAATAGGAACAGTAACGGTGACTACATGAACTACGCATCCTTAAAAACAAATATAAATGACATCTGCGAAACTACTTTTACAGACGATCAATTAGCTATGTTTACTCAACAAGCCGAGCAGAAGATATACAATACTGTGCAGATACCTGCATTACGTAAAAACGTTACAGCGGCTACAACATCAAGTAACAAGTATTTAGCTTTACCTTCAGATTTTTTATACTCATATAGTATGTCTATTTATACATCGGCAGCGAATGTACATAGTTTTTTACTATATAAAGACGTAAACTTCATGCGAGAAGCATACCCTAATCCTTCTACTACAGGTACACCGAAGCATTACTCACAATGGTCTGATGGGTTTTTTATATTAGGACCGACCCCAGACGCAGCTTATAATGTAGAATTACACTATGGTTATTATCCAACATCTATAGTAACAGCAAGCACTACATTCTTGGGAGATGATTTTGATTCTGCTCTCTTAAACGGAGCATTGATAGAGGCTATTAGATTCCAAAAACAAGAACCAGATGTTATACAAAATTACGAAAAACTGTATTTACAATCAATTACGTTGCTAAAGAACGCATATGAAGGTAGAAATACTACAGATACCTATAGATCTGGTACTTACAAAGTAGAGGCTAGTTAATGTTAACAAACGCAATAAAAATGGGCGAAAACTTTAATGTAGATGTTGTAACTACCGACAACAGAGGTTTAACGCCTGAAGAAATAACAGCCGCGTGTTTAGATAAAATTATATCCGTAAGTGATACAGCACCTTCTGCTATAAGAGATCAGGCACAGGCATTTCGTGGTCATCTAGAGCTTGTTATATTAGAGTACATGAAACAAGCTATTCAACACGATAGGGTAACAATATACAACGCAATAAAAGACGCAGGGTATGATAAACTCGCAGAACACATAAGGAGGATATAATGGCTTTTTCGGGCAACGCACTATGCAATTCATTTAAGCAAGAGTTGTTAGAAGGGGTGCATAATTTTACAGGTAGCGGAAATACTTTTAAGTTTGCTATGTTTACAAACTCCCAAGCAGGGAACGATGAGTTAGGAGGAAGTAGCAGCACTATGGACGCTACAGTTACAGCTTATAGTAGTTCAGCTGCTAATGAAGTATCTTCTAGCGGTTACACAGCAGGAGGTGGCGAATTAACTAATGTTGCCCCTTCATTAAAATCTACCTCGACAGCCACAACACAGTTTGCAACTTTAACATTTTCTGGTGTTACTTTAATC